AAAAACTACATACACAGCCATCAGCTGTTTCAAATGGAAAGGATAGCTGTATGGGTTCTTGGGCTAACCTTACCAAATCGTCTATACTCCTGTGATCCCTAAACATAGTACTCTGATAGGTGCTTTCCATTTCCTTGAACCAATCAATAAAGCGGGTGCCGTATCTGATATTCTCTATAAGATTAGGAGTACTCTTTTTCCAACAAAGCTCACAATTGCCATACTTGTTATGTATGCCGAGTTTGAAAGGTTGGTTATCCCAAAATTTGTTGAGTTCCTGCTGTCCTATAGGTGTTTCAAAGTCTGTCAGCAATGGAAATATACGCTTAGTGTCAGCTTTTATCTCTGCCCAGCTAATACGCTTGGGCATATCCTCCTTGCGGTAACCAATAGCTAATTGATAGCTGTCCTTCCCTTTTCCGAAGGTGTCATTAGCAAACTTCTTAGTAGGGTTACTTTTTAGATAGTCAGAGCAATAAGGAGCACCCATATTAGGCAGACCGTTATAATGACCTTTGTTATAGTGAGCTATCATATTAGCAAATACTTTAGCTTTCATGTCCATAGTGTCAAAATCTACCACCTTGTAGCTCACCCCTACGCCTTTCTCTGTGGAATATACACCCTCTATGATTGTAAGAGGAATTTCCCAATACTTCACTATGTTTTTCAGAAAGTCAATGGTTTCAGGTCTTTCCATTCCTGTATTGCAGAAAACAAAGGCTTTATTATAATCAGCATACTTGGGGTGGGTCTGTATATGCCGAGCCATACGAGCCGAGCTACGCCCTCCTGATACAGTTACAAGTAGATTTT